TGCTTTTATGGATCCCCAACCTTTTGATTCTTGGACATTAAACGAAGAAACTTGTAGATGGGATGCACCAGTTGCTTATCCAAGTGATGGTGAAAGTTATCATTGGAACGAAGAAACGCTATCTTGGGATCTTCAATAACTAAAACAAATATATTTTACGTTGACTAATAGTATAATATATTTATACTAAGATTTATAGAAAGAATAATTTTAAAATTATGCAACACAAAAATATCTATTGGGTTTTTAAAAGTGCTATATCAAAAAAAATTTGCAATAAAATAATTGCATTAGGTAAAAAAACTTGCCAACAAAAAGGTAAAGTTGTCCACAATAACTCAAGTGTAAAAGATTTAAAAACAAGAGATTGTAAAATTTCTTTTTTAGACGAACTTTGGATATACAAAGAAATACAACCTTATATACACCAAGCTAATAAAAATGCAGGCTGGAATTATGATTGGGATTTTACTGAAAAATGTCAATTTACAGAATACACTAAAAATAATTTTTATGGATGGCATTGTGACAGTTGGCCAGATCAATATATTAATAACAAAAATATAGATTTATTAAATAAAATTAGAAAATTATCAGTTTCCGTTTCTCTTTCTGATCCTAAAAAATATAAAGGAGGAGAATTAGAATTTGATTTAAGAAACAAAGTTTCAGGAGAACCTAATTTAATAGAATGTTCAGAAATAACACCTCAAGGATCTATTGTTGTGTTTCCTTCAGATACTTGGCATAGAGTAAAGCCATTAATAAAAGGCACTAGACACTCATTAGTGGCTTGGAATTTAGGTAAATCTTTTAGATGATAAATAATATGTTTCAAATTAATGTCTGTAAACAAAAATTAAATATTAATAATAAAGATATAATAAAACATGTTTTAAATTTAAAGAAAAAAACTAAAGGTAGAAAAATAAGCAATGCTACTGGATGGCAATCTTTTGACTTAGATATAAATAAAAAACCATTGTTAGAATTGAATAAAGAAATAATTAAAAATAGTGTGGATTATATGAAAAGTATTTCTTTAAAAAACAACTCTTTAAAAATTTCAAATATGTGGTCAAATGTAAATGGTTACAAAGATTATAATTTAATTCATTCTCATCATTCTTCTATTATATCAGGTGTGTATTATTTAAAAGTACCTAAAGACTGTGGTAAGATTTTTTTTGTAAACCCAGCTGCAGATGGAATACAATATTCTTGGGAAAATTGTATAGAAGAATATACCCAACAAAATAGTGAGTACTGGTTTATGGATATTGAAGAAAGTAATTTAATGTTTTTTCCTAGTTGGTTAAAACATGGTGTTGAATCAAACTTAAACAAACAAGAGGATAGGATATCTATTTCATTTAATATAACATGATACAATTAACAACTTACAATTTTGAGTTTGGTGTACACAACGTTGATATAAATTTAGATAAAAAATTTATACAAAAAATTAAAAAAATTAAATTACCAAAACATAAATTTAATAAAAATAATTTTAATGAAAAAACCGATGTAGAGTTAATGAATTTTTTAGACTTAAATTTAAAACCTTATTTTAAGGAAGTAGCTAAAAAATTAAACAAAGAAGAATATAATCTTATTAATTGTTGGGTTCAAAAATATGAAAAAACTAATTTTCATGACTGTCACACTCACATTTTAACAGATTATTCTTTTATATTATACATTGAGTGTAGTGAAAAATCATCGCCTACTATTTTTTATAACCCTCTTTACCCTTATGTTGACTTAAGTAGATTAGAAATTAAACCTTCTTCGGGAAAATTATTAGTTTTTAATGGTTGTATACCCCACATGGTTCCCCCAAATGAAGATAACAAAAGACTAATAGTAAGTGGTAATATTGCTTTTCAATAATACGTTGATTTTTACAAATATTCCAGTAAGGTGACAAATTAAACTAGGAATAATATGCTACAAAAATTAGGGTTTTTACCAGGATTCAATAAACAAGTTACATCTACAGGAGCCGAATCGCAATGGACAGGAGGCACTAATGTACGTTTTAGATATGGTACTCCAGAAAAAATTGGCGGTTGGGCACAGTTAGGTGAAAATAAATTAACGGGTGCAGCTAGAGGTTTGCACCACATGGTTAATAAAGAAGGAATTAAATACGCAGCTATTGGCACTAATAGAATTTTATATGTATATTCTGGAGGAGTATACTATGACATACATCCTTTAGTTAATCCATCAGGCACAGCACTCACTAGTGCATTTAGCACAACTAACGGACAACCAACTGTTACTTTAACTTTTTCTTCTGCACACAATTTTCAAGTAGGCGACATTATATTATTTGGTGATCCTTCTACTTTTACAGCTATTACAGGTTCTAATTTTTCTTCCACAACTTTTTGTGATAAAAAATTCATGGTAACTTCTGTGCCAACAACCACAACTTTAGAAATAAACGCAGGTAGTAATGAAAGTGGAGCAGGTGCAACCACATCTGGAAGTATAACTTTTTTTCAATACTATCATGTAGGACCAGCTGAACAGGTTGGAGTTTTTGGTTATGGTATATCACAGTGGGGTGGTACAGTTACAAACCCACAAACTACTACGTTGAATGGGGCATTAAACGCTGACTCTGCTGGAACTGGTGGTTCGGGGACTACGATTAATGTAGCGAGTACAACTGGATTTCCAAGCACAGGAACTAATTTTATACAAGTAGATAATGAAGAAATATCTTACACAGGAATTACATCTACAAGTTTTACTGGGATTACTAGAAATGTTAGAGGAACTACGAACGCTTCTCACAGCAATGGTGCAACAGTTACTAATCATAGTGCTTTTTCTGCTTGGGGCCAAGCAGCATCGACCACGGATAAAGTTGCAGAACCTGGTATGTGGTCATTAAATAATTTAGGAAGTACACTTATTGCTTTAATATTTAATGGTGAATGTTTTGAATGGAATGCTGATGCATCTAATGCAACAGCAACAAGAGCAACTATTATATCTGGTGCACCTACAGCGTCTAGAGATATGTTAGTATCTACTCCTGATCGTCACTTAGTATTTTTTGGAACAGAAACAATTATTGGTAACAAAGCAACACAAGATGATATGTTTATTAGATTTTCGTCTCAAGAAAATATAAATGATTATACACCTACAGCTGAAAATAGTGCTGGTACACAAAGACTGGCCGCTGGATCACGGATCATGGGTGCTAAACTTGGTAGAAATGCACTTTACGTTTGGACAGACACAGCTTTATTTACTATGAGATTTGTTGGAACTCCTTTTACTTTTGCGTTTGAACAAGTTGGAACTAACTGTGGATTGATAGGTAAGAATGCGGCTGTTGAAGTTGATGGTGCTGCATACTGGATGTCTGATAATGGTTTTTTTAGATACACAGGTAAATTAGAATCTATGGATTGTTTAGTTGAAGACTATGTTTACGATAATTTAAATACAACATCTAATCAAATGGTTTATGCAGGTATTAATAACTTGTTTGGTGAAGTTACATGGTTTTATCCTGAATCTGGATCAAATGTAAATACACAATCAGTTACATATAGTTATCTAGATTCTACAGCTAAACGACCTATATGGTTTGTAAATGCAAGTCCTTTATTTATTAGAACAGCTTGGGTTGATTCTGCTGTATTTGGATTACCGCATGCTACACAATATGATGCAGGCACAGATACATCTTTTGATGTAGTTGGTAACACAGAAGGAATTTCATATTACTATGAACACGAAACAGGAGTTAATCAAGTAAGACTAGGAGTAACAACAGCTATACCAGCTGATATTACTTCTGGTGATTATGATATTACACAAAAAGTTGTTAGAGGAGCGGCTACTAACATGGCAGATCTTAGAGGTGATGGTGAAAACATTATGAGAGTCAGTAGAATTATACCTGACTTTATATCTCAACAAGGAAATTCTATTATACAATTAGATTTAAGAAATTATCCAAATGATACAGCAGCTAGTTCATCATTAGGTCCCTTTACTATATCAGCTTCAACTGATAAAGTAGACACTCGTGCTAGAGGAAGAGCTATAGCTCTTACAATATCTAACACTGCTGTTGATTCTAGTTGGAAACTAGGCACATTTAGATTAGATATACATGCAGGAGGAAGAAGATAATGGCTAAAATAGTGCAAACATTAACTAGAGCTAGTCCAGAATATGAAGAAGATGTAGCACAGTCTTTAGTTAGAGATTTAGATGCGGTTCTTGAGAAATTAAACACAACGTTTCAAGAAGAATTAAAACAAGAGATAGAGGCTAGAAGTCTTTTTTTAGAATAATATGGCAGTAGTAAATCAATATAAATTTGTAGGTGTAGAGAATAGCACAAGTGGGAGTGCGTTAACACCTTTTGGAACAAGTGTTCCAGCTGTAAATGAAACTATTATTATTAAATCAATACTTGTTACATCTGCTAGTACACCAAGTGTGACTGTAACAAACAATAGTATTACAGCTATTAAATCTGCAGCATTAACAGCCAATGTTACAAAAGAATTATTAACCCAACCATTAATAGTAGAAGGTGGCACAACTTTTACAGTGCTATCAAGCACAACAGATTCGTTTGATGTAGCTATTAGCTA